GCTCTATGCGGCAGAGAATGTACATATATGCCTCGTCAATGCAGTAAGCCGCATAGCTGTCCTCCACCCCCAGCATCTCACTAGGGCGTGCCGCATACCTCTTGGACATCGCCAGCAGATTCAGCGCCGGCTGCCCCGTCACGAAAGGGCAGCAAAGCCCTCACACCTGCCTGCGTGAAGCTGTATACCGCGGCAAGCTGCATATCGGTCATAGAGCCGCAGCTTTCGCACATCTGGTCATAGGTAGGCTCAACCATGGCGGCACGCGCCATCATTATCATAAGCTGTCCCATGCGCTCCAGCGGCAGTGCCGTGGGAGGCTCTCCGCCGAAGATGCGCTGTGCCGTGCCCACCAGTTCATTGGGTATCTCCCCTGCCGCTGCCATGGTCAGCAGCGACGGTCTTCTTACCTTGATTTCTACGGTTTCCCCATCGTCCCATGCGGGAATGGATATGGTAAAGTGGTTTTCGCAGCCCGAAAGCATAACGCCACCTCCTGTATTATTATTCATTATTCTTGTATATTATTAGAGCAAGACCGCCGAGCCGCACACCCGTTTCCGTCCGTTTTTCTCCGTATGCTGAGGCGGCGCTGCGGGGCACAGCGGTCCTGCCAAGCCGTTCATTCAATTACACCCGGACCGCAGCCTAGACTATCTTAACGTAATCAGTGCCGTTGTAGTACGCCATCTCGCCGGGAGCAAGCTGTATATCGCCGCACGCCAGTGCTGCTTCTGCAACGATGCAGTCACCCTCCACGGGGGACAGCGGAAGCTCCTCGGCACTGCCGCACCAGACAGGAAGCCTGTCCAGCATCTCAATGCGCATGGCACAGCCGCCTGCCGCAGGGCGGGATTTTATCTTGTACTCCGGCGCGACAAAGGCACCGTTTTCCAGCTTGAACTTTGCGGGAGTGCCCACGCAGTTGGGGAAGCTGAAACGGAATACTGCGGTGTCGTTGCCGCCGTAATCCTTCTCCGAGGTGTACAGGCGGAGGGTGAAGCGCACCCTCTCGGAAACGCTGCCCGCAGTGGGGGAGCGGTAGCCTGCAAAGCTTTCAGCGGCACTGCTCACTGCCACACCGCCGTCCACCACCTCCAGAAGCTCTCTGGAAAGGGCGCAGTCGTTCAGCTCAATGTCGTAACCCTTGATGATGTCCTCAAGGCAATCCTGGGCATAGATGGTGTTGCGTATACGCAGCTCGGTTTCCTCGCCCTCGCTGATAAAGGGCTCGGGAGCAGCACTGCTTACCGTGTCAAAGGTCATTACGCGGGGGATAGCCTCGTCGGTGACTATCTCAGCACGGACGATATTGACAATGGGGCTTATATCAAAGCTTTTCATGGGTATTCATCTCCATTTTGTTATTTCAGATAACTATAATACATATCGTATTCAATATATGCCGAAAGCGCGTCCAAATCCGCCTCCACCACGGTGGCACTTCTGGGCGATGCGGGAAAAAGCACCCGCTTCTGCTCCAGCGGACGGAGCGCAGTGCGCACCCGCCGGGCAAGCTGCTCCAGTGCGGCAGGACGCTCCCGGGGACAGAGCAGCCATATGCGGCAGCGTGCCCGCCCGCCGACAGAGCTGCCGCCCATATCCGACCAGCCACTGTCGGTGACAACGCAGTAGCCGCCAAGACACATACCCTCGTGGGAGGCATCGGGCTGTACGTTGATTCCGGCGCTGCGCAGCGCGTCTGTAACCCTGTTCCATCTATACAATGGTCAGCCCTCCCTCCTGCGCGACAGCCGCCCGTATCTTGTCTATCATCTTCGGGGCATACCCCTCCACGGTGGGAACCAGTATGGCATATCGCTTTCCATAGCCCAGCTCAAGGTCGGGCGAATAGGGCATTCCTCCCAGCACACCGATATACACGGCCCTGTCCTGCCGCGCTTCGCAGAAACCTTTCAGGCTGCGGCGCGCATTTCCTGTGCGGTCGGTCCACGGTGCGTAGCGCTTGGCAAAATACTCCATCTCATCACCAATCCCCGCACCATACTCCATGATGTTCTGTCTGGTTACATTGAAAAGGTCCTGTATGGACTCATACAGCTTTACCATATCCATTTTCAGCTCCATTGGATATCCTCCTCCAGCTCGGGCAGCAGCGTGACTGTAACAGGACATTTTCCGCCTGCGGAGCTGACCCGCCACACCGCGCCGTCCACAGTGATGCGGTCGCCCCGCCGCACGTTTCCAAACCCGCTGGCAACAACGGTCATCACATACTGCTCCTGACCGCTGTGACCCAACGTACTTAGCCTGCCCTCTGCAATGCGCCTCTCGGCAAAGCCACACACCCTGCCGGTGGAAACAAACCTGCTATGCTCAGGCGCGCCCTCCTTCAGTCCGGCACTGCGGGCTATGGAGAATCTTTTCAGCACCGGTCGGCAGCTTCGGCAAAGCCGCCTGCCGCACTGGTCGGAGCGTATACAGTCGCTCGCATAATAATTCATCTGTTGGTCACCTCATCGGCTCTTCTCAGCCCGCCCCCGACAGGCGGTCGGTAAACCCTTGCCATCATGCGCCAGTAGCTGTCCTGCGAGGGTGCGGACGTGCCGCCGGAAAGGCGCACCGCACCATTTTCCGCCATGCGAAGACAGGCCTCGTAGGCGGCTGCCTCAAAGCAGCCCTTTCTGTCCAGCAGCTCCCCCAGCGTTTCATCGCTCAGCGGCAGCGGTGCGTCCGCACAGCCGGGCTGGTTGAGCATCTTCTTCAGTTTTTCAATATCTCCTGCACTGCTCATTCGGTGTTATCCCTCCCCACTCTTGCTTTATTCTCTTGATCAATAACCTACCGCACACCACCGCCGCTGTCCCCTCGCGCCATTTCGCTGCACTGTCACATTAATTTACCTGTCCGCACGATGCGCCGGAACAGACAGCGGCGGTCTTACTCACCGCAGGTCAATGCCTGCTTGCTGCACAGGTGAGGTTACTGCCGCACCTGCGCCTTATACTTATTCTTAAGCTTCGGCGGCACCGATGCCGCTGATGACAAAGTGCTTCCACATGGGACCGTGGTCCAGGCCAATCTGACCGAAGATCTGATATTCCTCAGCGGCACCGGTCTTGGAGAGGGGCTCACGGAAGAAGCAGCCCTTGCCGGGGACGTCCTGCTCCACGGGACGGATACAGGAGATGTCCGCACCGATGAGGGTGCCTGCGGGAACGAAGCGGCTGAGCAGCACCGACATTCTGCCGAAGTCGGTTTCTATCTGCATGATGTTTGCGCCTGCCATCTCTCGGGAGGGAGGTGCGGAGAAGCCCCACTGGGATGCATAGGCATCGGTGATGGCCTGCTTGACCGCGGCACCGCACAGCAGAACAGTATCGGTAAAGGTAGCACCTGCGGCATAGGCGGCAGCCAGTGCCCCGTTGACCATGGCGCGGGTCAGCACAGCACCCTCTGCGTCCACAGAGGTGGCGCAGGCGTTGATGATGCCGCGGGTCTTGTTGGCTACATCAGCAGCGCTCGCAAGCTGATAGGTGCCGTTGATGAAGGTATACTCGATGTCACGGGCAATCTTCTCAAGGGCACGGGCGGTCTGGAATTCCAGCTCACCGGGGACTTCCGCGCCGGCAAGCATACCGGTGATGCCGGACAGTCTGCCGCTGCCGGAAAGGCGGGCATAGCTGACGCTGACACGCTCCTGGAATATCTGGGTGACGTTGTCAGACTGGCTGCGCACATAGCTGATGGCGGTGGGCGCGGTCAGAGAGCCTGCCTCGGTGATGGCGGGCTGAGCTGCCTGCTCGTGGGAATACTCCGCTCCGGTGGGGAACTGGAAGTTGTCGGTCTTGACTGCCTTGTGGGCAATCAGGTTAAGGAAGGGGGTCTCGGTAGGGGTGGAGGTATAGAGCTGACCTGCATAGCAGGGCAGATTCCATACGGTACCGGTTGCAGTTACGTTAGACATTCTGCATTATTCCTTTCATTGATTAAGATAGGTCATCTGAGGGCAATGCCCCTCTCCGCCGCGCTGTTGATGACCCTTACAGCGCCTGCGTTGTCACCCGCCGCCCTTGCTCTGTCAAGCTGCTGCTGCCAGACCAGAGCGGCGTTTTCCTGCCGCGGGAAGTTCCCGCGTGACCCGGCACTTATGCCGGCTTCAGCTCTGCTGCCCAGCCCGGGAATACGCGCGGTGACCGCTTCCAGTGCCTCACGCACAAGCTGAACACTGTCCGCGTCTCCTGTCTCACCGTCATAGGCACGCTGAAGGTCTTTTCCCGCCAGCAGCAGTACATCGGCATGGCTGCGCTCCGGCACTCCAAGCCGTTCAAGCTGCACCCTTGCCTCTGCGTCCACTGTGGCGTGTCGGGCGGCAGTTTCCGCTTCCGCAGTGCGGCGGCGAAGCTGCCTTATCTCCTCGGGGTCGGGCAGGGCAGCGCGGCGGGCAGCGTGATAGCGTTCCTCCGCCTGCTCTGCCTCCTCCCCCTCCAGACCGTGCTGTGCCAGATAGTCGCGCACAACGGCGTTTTCTGCCCTTGCAATGCGCTTGTCCACTATGCGGAACAGCTCGTCCATATCCAGTTCCCCCGCCGCTGAAAGCGCAAGTGCCAGCGGCGCGGTGAAAAGTCGCATTAAGCATCGTGAGAATTTTCTCATCATCGTTTATCTCCCCTGTCTGTAGTTTTTCTGTCGATTTATGAATGTCAGATGTTCCACTTTTCCCGGTAGCTTTCGGGCGAACGCACCCCTGCGGCAACCTCCCTGAGGTCAAGCTCCCGCTCGGCTTCCTCGTCCTCAGGAATGGGATAAAGATGCTCCACATGAATTTTGCAGGGCGCGTCATAGCGGGTGTCGCCATAGATGGTCAGCATGGCGAAGATGGTGCGGCACATCCACTGCAGCGCAGGCTCCCACACCGTCCAGCGTTCCTCGCACCGCTCCTGCAGCTCCCAGTAAAGGGCACGCATCGCCTTGCCCGACTGTGCCAGCCCACGAAGCTGCTCAAGGGAAAGGTTGGGCACACCGAGCAGCTCATGCATATCCTGCTTGACGCGGTTGATGGCATTCTCGAACCGCTGGTCGTAGTTGAAGGAGGCCTCCAGCATGGTCAGCTTTGCCTGTCTGCCGTCGTCACCGCAGGCAGGGTCGGTCATCAGGTCAACCAGTGAGCCGGGGGCAATGGTCATCTGCTCCAGCGATTCACCGTCAGCGTCCACCGCCACCCTTTGCGGGAACATATTGAAGCGCAGAGCGTCCATATCGTCCGACTTCAGCCGGTTGTAGGCATTCTGCCCCTCCATTATCTCAGCCACATCGCTCTCGCCGGAGAGGTCGCCTGTCAGACCGTCGTTGAGCACCACACGGCATGGGATAAAGGGCAGACCGGAATTGATGCATTCTCCGCCCTCCACCAGCTTGCCTCTGCCATCGTATACCCCCTCGGTGATAAAGCATCTGTCGCCACTCAGCTCGTACTTCTGCCGCCATATGCGCTGCTCTTCAAGGGAAGCACTGTCGTTCATGCGGTAGAAGAAGATTATCTTGCGCAGGCGGTCGGCATCGTCGTCAAAGGTCTCGTACACAAATTCCAGCGAGGGACGAATCTGCACCCCTATGGGTTGACCCACACCGCCTGTCAGCTTGATGGCAACGCGCTTGCCGATAAGACAGTCCCTCAGTCCTTTTATCAGCCGCTCGGGGAAGGCGTTGTCCTCCAGTATCCCGTCCAGCATCTGCTGATATTCCTCGATTATCATGTTGTCACTGTCCAGCACACGCAGCTCAGGGGTGCGCCCAAACATAAACCGTGCCTCCCGCTTGATGAGCTTCTTGCACAGGTTGGTGACCACCTTTGCGGGGCGGTAATCCAGCCCCTGCGCCGTCTGCCAATCCTGCCCCCTGCCCTCGTAGAAATCATAAAGGCGTATGATGTCGCCCATGTCCTCCAGCACCTTCTGTCCGTACAGCCCGGACAGCTCGGTGGTGATAATGTCCGCAATTGACATATTCTCTTCCTTTCTATTAAACAGTATCTATTCCTAGCCCCTTATGCCGCGTCCGGAATAGCGCTCCTTGCGCCCGTCCATTCTGCGGTCGCTGTACAGCGCGTACCGCAGCATATCCATGGCATGGTCATTCTGCTTGACCGGTCGATCTTCCCCATGCTCTGCCGCCTTGATGTCCCAGCTATAGCAGGAAAACTCCCTGATGGTATTGGTGCAGGCGGGGCTTACTGTCAGCCGCCCCTCGGTCAGTGCCGCGGCAACGCACCGTATACCCTCATGTACATCGTTGGATGCCTTGCGCACCTCAATGCCCCTGCGCCGCAGCTCGGCAATGAATGACGATGCCGACGGGTCAACCACTACATACGCGCCCTCGCCCCCATTGAACTCCACAAGCCTGTCGGCATACTGGCTGTCGGTAAGCTGACCCGCCTTTCTGCCGTCGTGGTAAAATTCCCTTTCCAGGCGGTAGCACAGCCCCTTTTCGGTGTGCCTTACCGACACCAGCCCCAGCGCGAAGGGATTGTGAGTGCCATAGTCGCAGGAGAGGAAGCAGCGGTCGTAAGGCGGGCTGCTCTCGGTAATATGGCACTCCCGCTCAAACATGGGATAGACCAGTCCCTCT